ATGGTGTCTGCATCTGTTTCTGATACTGCGAACTTTAAAGAATAAGTTTTTGGATTTGTATGTGCATCCAACCCGAATAAAATTCGATGCTCATATCCATCAGCAAAACGAACCACACGTTTATTAGGTGCTGATCTTTTTTGAACTCCGTACTGCGGAGCAATCGAAGGAAATGTTGCCATTATGCTAGAAGTCCTCCAGGTCTTTGCTGATTAATGATTTCAGCTTGTACTGCTGCTGCAAGCATACTTCCTAATTCTTCAGCTTGCCCTGCATCACCTTGGACTGCTGAACCAGAAGCATCTACGTTAACAGTAATATTTGTTGATCCTCCCATATCGTGATTTGGAACAATATTACCGCTAGAACCTGGAACAAATAATTCTGGGCCTTCTTCTCCAACAACATAAGTTTTTCCTCCTGTTACTGGGCCTCCTGCTGCTTTTTTACCAGCGATGTCAGTCCAACTAACACCACCACCTCCTCCACTACCTGAATAATAACCACCAGGCAAGTCCATCCCAGTAAAATCTACTCCTCCTTTTCCTCCCCAATTAAATCCACTAAATAGACTTAATATTCCTCTCCGTAACTGAGTCGCAGCTATTTGTGCTGCCATATCTAAGAAATGATCTGCTGTTTTTTGGAATAAATTTCTTAACGCATCTTGCGCTGTCATTGAACCACTAACTATGCCTCTAAATGATTCACTAAATGAAGTGCTGATACTATTAGCTGCCTGAACTATTTGATATTGAGCGTTAGTGAGCTTCCTTAATTCCTTTTCAACAGATTCTATTGCTGTGTTTACTGATTGTGCTTGTCTTTCTGCTGCTAAAGCTATCCCATCCCTTATCTCCCTTTCCTTTTCAAATAGCACTATAAGTTCTTTCTCTTTTTCTATTTGTGCTTCTAACTGCTCCTTTTGTCTCTGTCTAGTAACAAAACCCACTGTTGCTCCATCCATCGCACCCATGCTTTCCACTCGTTTCCTTTCTTTTTTTTGTTGTTCATTAAATGCCTTTCTAGTACGTTCTATTCTCCTTTCGACTAAAGCATTAATTGTTTCTTCTACACCTTTAGTTTGAAGCATGATCCTATATCTTAGCTCTGCCTCTGGAGTCATCTCTCCGCTATGTGCCTGAATTGCAGCTATAGCTGACTCAATATCTCTTGCACCTGCTGTAACCTCAAGCAATTGTGCATCTCCGAAAAATTCTGCAAATAAACCACCTTTCTTTCCTCCATATCGTTTAAATCCTTTTGCTATCTCTAAAGCTTCTTGCTTAGTTACCCCTAAAGATTTTCCTAATTTCGCTATTTGTCCTGCACTAAATTCTGCGTCAATACCCATAAGCTTCATTTCTTTATTTAAATCTGTAACTGATTTTCTAAAATCAATTATTTCTTGAATTTTTTGTGCAGCAGCAGTTGCAACAATTGAACCAGCAAAGCCAAATCCAGGGCTTAACGCACCACCTAAAGCACCACCAATACCACCTAAAGCAGAAGCTAATCCAGATTGACCAAAGAGCAGAGGAAAACCTCCACCAATCATTCCACTTTGTAATGCCCCTTTACCTCTTCCTCCTATTCCACCAGGAGAAGCAAACATGCCTTTTGGATTCGCTCCCTTTCCAATTCCCCACCTTTGCATCCTATTTAAAGGAGCAGGTTGAGGCCCATACTGAGCAGCCGTATATCCTGTAGTACCAGGTATACCTGCGGTTTCTGCCATCATTGTTAATTTTTCAGTTGCTCTAAGATTTCTCTGATGTATAAGTAATCTCTTCTTCTCAATAGCATGAAGTTGTCTGACTGCTTTTACAGTTGGTAAATTCTTAAATTCAGCGTCTAATCTAATTGCTTGCCTTCTAGCTCTTGAAATAGGAGCATTTCCCTCTAAAATCATTCTTGCTTCTCTATGTTCAGCAGCCCTTTGGTTTATAGCTCTATTCCTCATTCTTACTTCTTCTTCTATTGCTGTTCCTTGCTGTCTAGTACCAAAACCTCTGTTTCTTGATGTAATTCTTCCACCTGGAAGCTTAAATAAATTTTGCTGTCTAATAACTTGCTCTTGAAGTTTAACCGTCTCTTTTAATTCATAATTTAAAGGTCGCCATAAACCTGTAGCGTCAAAGGCTTTCTTCCCTAACTTGTCTAAACCTCCAAGTAATCCAACTATTCCTTGCTTGGCTACTCGATTTATTTGATCTCCGAAAGCCATATAAGCAACAGCCATCGCTATAGCGTAATGAGGCTGTGCAGAAGCAAGTGCCGATAATTTAGTTAAACCTGCACTCAAAGCTGCTGTTTTTCCCGTGGCTGCCTCTGTTGCTTTACCAAACGGATGCAAAATTGCACTAGCCGCCTCTTTTAACGGACGAAGTTGGTTGTTTAACCAATTAGCACCCATACCTGCTCCCAGTACCCCCACACCGATAGTCCTAGCACCACCTTTTGTGGTCATAAGGTTTTTCTCTAATTCAGATCGAAAACCTTTCCATCCTCTTGCACTTTTACTTAATTTATCTATTGATTTAGCTGCTACATCAGCTTCTTTCGCTATCTTCCCAAAGCCTCCTTTCTGTTCAATACGTCCTAAAGTTTTTTCAATACCTTCTAAACTACGAGTAATACGATCAGTGGCACGTTTTATTGCCTGATCTTCTACTTTAAAAACAATAACTCGGGTATAGTCAGCAGCCACTCCTTTCTAACCCGATAAACTTCACCCTACTTTACCTTGTTTGTACCCGACTAGCAGTACCTTTTTGAACTTTATCTTTTTCTCGTTCATCTTCTTCATTCTTTAACGCAAAATAAGCTGACCATCCCATCAACTCTTCCATCGTTAAATCATTTGATAACTGAGAGACCGTCATCCCTAACTCCTTGGCTAGAGAAAACATAAAATACCAAAGCTTATTAGCTTTTCAAGTCAGCCTGAACTTCTTCCACCTCCTTATCCGTACCAGAGTCAAGCATTGCTAACTGTATTTCCTGTAAAACAGCAGCTTCAATCTCTCGTCTTAAAACAGCTTTATCACCATCTTGAAATAATCTTTTACTGTCTTTATCTAAAGCCTTTTGGATCATTAAAGCTAATGCAAAATCATTAGCATCATTTGTTCCTGCTTTTTTCTGAATTGATTCTCTTTCTGCAATTGTTAAGGGATTCCAATATACAGTTAAGACAGTTTCACCATCTTTTACAACGTCATGTTGATATAACTGACTAACTCCAAATTTGTTGCGGAGAAGTTCAATGGCCTTAACCATAAGTTAGGATTCGATTAGTATTAATACTATACTAAGCGTTTGCAGAAAATTGGCAGGTTATTACAGCCATACAATGTGAATCGTTTTCAGTATCAAATATTCCTGGCCCTACGACATCCCTTACTTTGGGCTTGCAACTATAGGTATCAACATAATCAGAAGCATTAACAGAGGTCATACCATCAATGACTGACTCACTAATAGCAGCTAATATTGATGTCCCTTTGTTCTTTGGAACATAAACATTGCATTGAATAAAACCTGAATAATAATCACTGGAAGCACCTTGGTTTTGCATCGTTGCTTGACCAAAATTAACGCCTAAAATAATGTATTTAATTGTTTTACCAGGGGTTGTATAAGCAATATTGTCATAAATCATTTTTACAGAAGCATCAGCAGTTGCTACTGCATCGGTAATTGCTTTTTCAAAAGCGGCTCTAGCTTTTACAAGTGTCATTGTTTAAGAACCTTAAATTTTGTCATAGCCAGTTCTAGGTCTGAAATCTGGCTCATATTCTTTTCTTAGTCTACCCGTTTTAATTCCTCCAAACACATTTCCACCTATACGAACATCTGTTTTCTTGTCTGTCATTATTTCATTTAATCTTTGATTTAAAGAAGCAGTTCCACCACCAGCTCCTGAAATGTAATTCAGTAATTTTGATTTAGGAGACATCAAAGCGTATGGAGCATATTTAACTGCACTACCAATATAAACTCTATCTTTTAATTTAAATTCTGGAACAGCATGACGTTGTTCAATAATAGGTTCATACCCTGGAGACAAGACAGTTGTTTTTTTCCCTCCAATAGTTCTAGTTGTTTTCCTTATATTTTCCCATGCAGTTCCTTTTGGAGTTTCTGTTCTATTAATTGGTCTTTTATTTGCTTTCCAATTAGACGCAAAGAAACCTGTTAAAACAGGACTATAACCACCTTCATCAGCATCACTTGTTAAGTCAGAAATAGTAGCTTGAATTAATAAATTAAAATCATCTTCAATCTCTGCATATAAATCTTGTGCAATCCTATTCGTCAGTTGACGAGGTAATTCTTTTTTACTTAACTCTGCTTGTAACTGTTCATAACTCTTTTTTGGTTTCCTTCTCCCTGCTCTCCTAGCCATCAGAATCTCACCTGAATTGTATATAAATAAGCTTGTCCACCACGTTTTGTATCTATATCAATAATCTGTGCAACCTTATTCCCCCCTGCATAACTCAACGTAATCTCATCCTCAAATGTAGGTTGATTATCTCCTATTAAATCAGGTGTTATATATAACTTCGCTCGTCTTATCTCCCTCCCTTCATCCTCTTCTGCTTGTATAAATTCAATTGGTACTTTGATGCTTGAATAAGCTGTATCAGTTGTTGCTAAAGCTCCTGTAGCAGTGTTATACGTGCCAGCAACCTTACGTGTGTAAGTAATCGTTGTATCTAAAGCCGATCCAAGATCAGATACAACTTGCTT